GTATGTGCCATAGATCTTGCTAGAGCTTTTGTATATCTAGCTCCTAATCTATCGTAAAGGTTATCTTCGATAGCCTCTTCAGTTAGTGCAAATGCTAACGCAACAGTCTCGTGAGAGTATCTAGCAGTATAGCCTTCTGAAGCGTTGTCAAATGAGACACCTGCTCCTTCAGCTTTTACTTTTGCGTTACCGAAACCTACAATTAAGGTTTCTTCTTCAAATGCTCTATCTGATGATTCAGTATCATAGATTTCCGCATGTTCGTTTTCATAACGATCATATTCCATTCCGAACAGAGCGTTTAGACCCGGTTCTAGCTCTTTAGCTAATTGTGAACGATTAATAGCCATTATTAAACTCCTGTTACCTGAGCATAAAAATGCTCATTTATTTTTACAATTAAGTTGACGTTTCCTGAAGCTCCACCAGTTCCGAGAGTACTATTCTCTGGATCTGTAGAAATTCCAACAATTCTTAGTTGGGCTGAAGTAGCAGCAGTAGTACCACTGATTTCAACACCAGATTGTCCATCAGTTGTTGAACCAGCAGCGTACACAATATCAGCATTGTTGCCAATAATTGTTTGTACAACTGAGCCAGTAGCAGCAGATTGAACTTCAAACAAAGAATTAGGATCATCAACCACGAAGGCAACAGCATCAGATGAAACAGTACCATTTGGCCAGTAAGCTGAATAAATCACCTCACCACTTGCATTGGTATATCTGCATCCTCTGAAAACTCCCAACAATAAATCGCCAGCAGCAGCTACTAAAATAGTACCTGTGTTAGCCATTTTTACTGGATCGCCTGAAAATATGTTTCCGCTTGCACCTGAAGCAATTGAGTATTCTGTAGTTCCTTCGGAATTTACATTACTACCTAATTTACTATTTGGTCTCAAGCCGAAAGCAGCATCTTGATTTGACATAGTTATTTCCTATTATTTAAATTATTTAAGAGTCAGTAAAGTTAACCTCTACCTTCTCCTCCAAATGTTACCCTTGACTTCATCTCTCTTGAGATTGGCATCGCAGGATTTTCTTCACGCATCAGGTCATTTTCCACTGCTGTCATTTGGTTGTTAGTTTGGTTTTCAAAGTATTCATTCCTTTGATCTGCGATTTCTTTCGGTATTTTGCACAGTATTAAACCACCTACACCAATAATTCCAGCGTGTCGACCATCATCGACTATAGGCAAATCATGATATCCGGGAAGTTCCTCAGGTCTAACTGGTTCGAATCCTTCACGAAATCTTTTTGAGACATTCGTTTTGTCATCTTGTCCAGCGATTGATTCTCTAACCCATCGATAAACGATACCTTGAGATTTTGCAATTTCGACAGCTTCTTCTGGAAGCTCAAGAGCTGAAGGCATCTTCCAGGCTTTTGGCCTTTCAGAATGTTTTCTAGCTTCTAAGTCTCTAGGGACTCTATCATCGTTGCTGTTTGCTCTCGTTACTTTTATCTCTTTCTTACTCATGATTTTTGTAGCCTCGCTTTTTGTATTGCGTAATCTTTAAATGACACTCCAAGTTTCTTAGCTAATTGCTGTTCACTTGGCGTCAATTGAATACGATTCTGTTGGCGTCCAGTCGATGTATTGCGTGTAGCTGAAGCGACTGTTTGGACGTTTTTTTTCGCTTCCACGTTAAATTTGTGAGGCAACTCTTGTCGCACTCTCTTATCAATCTCACTATAGTACTGATCAGAGTCAGTGTCAAAGCCTTCATTCTCTAATTGCTTATGAACAGCAAAGGCAACAGAGGTTGCAACTTGGTCTTGTCCAAACCAAGTATTCTGTTGAGCCCAAGTTCTAGCCTTAGGTGATGGCTCTGCATACTCTTCTTCTGGTTGAGCATACTGTTGTGGAGCTTGATATTGTTGTTGATTTTGTTGATTAGCTTGATACGCTGCTTCTTGCTCTTCGTATTGTTTTTGAGCTTGAGTGTATTGTTGCAATCTAGCCTTATCAGTTGTGGCCATAGTTAAAGCTTCAGTCGCTGATGCTATTGCATCAGAGTCTCCAGCTTCTGTGGCTTGTTTTAAAGCTTGCTTTGCTAACGACATTTGTGATTCAACACGATTAGTGAACTCGTCACTGTAGCTGTGTGAAAAAGACTTTTGTTGTTGCTTTAATTGCTCGTTTTGATCTTTAAGATCTTTAGCATATTGAACTGCCATGAGTTCTCTTCTTTGAAACTCTTTGGCTTGAGCCACTGCTTTATTGATTCTGTTTTGTGCTAAAGATGCTCTCTTTTCTACTTCAGATAAATCCTTGGATTGCTCTTCAACTTTTGGAGAAACACTAAAGTCTTCTTGGACTTCGTCTTCAGTAACAGGAACAATATCTTCTGCTCCATCGTCTAGAGATATTTCAACAGATTCTTCGCTTGTTTGCTCTTCAACCCGTCTTTTTTCAGGCACTGCTGCCTTTTGAATTTTCTCTTCTGTAATTTCTATATCTAAATTCTCTGCTTCACTTGTCATGCTTTACCTCTCTTATAAAGATTTAATGTCATCGGGATCTAAGATAGTACCAATGATGTCATCATCATTAATGATTCTAACCTCATGATCGTCTCCTAATCTAAAACGGGAACCAGCATATCTGCCAATTAACACCCAGTCCTTTTCTTTGCACCAGGGTTTATTCCCATACTTTTCTGTTTCTTTATAAGCTAAAGGTCCAACTTTTAGAACGTAAGCAACCACTGTAGACAAAGATTCTTTGTCCATGGTTTCTTTAACAAGTTGAATACCACCTTCGGTTACACCTTTACCACGGTATGGCAAGACCAATAAACGCCATCCGCTTGGAATAGGCATTCTGTCTAGTAGTGATTTTTCTAACAAGGTAGGATCTAAAACTCTTGCCTCTTCTTTTACAAAAGCTTTATCTAAGTTAGTTTTGGTTTCCTCTTTCTCTTTTACTTTTTCTGCGACTTTTTCATTCATCGATATCACCCATATGCAGCGTTTCTTTTAAATCATCTGTGAGTGAACGAAACGCCGATAACGCACCCATATGATATTTGTAATCTTCCATGGATTGTACATTCCCTGCTGAAAGACTGTCAACTAAATCCTGTTCTCTTTTGCGCAAAGTCTTAAAAAAATACTCTGCAAGTTTTACGCTGTCCATGGCTCTCTCCTGCCTGTGTTATTTTATCTTAAATTAAAATTTCCTAAGTCTGAAAAATCCATGCCTGGCCTTCCGCCAGCTTTTGGTAAGTTTGAAAAATCTATATTAGGTATGTTAGGTATGTAGTTAGGTACCGGCATTGGAACAGGGGCCTGTGGAGCTGGTGCTGGTGTAGGCATTACAGGAGATTGAAAATCAGGTATATTAATCTTTGAAAAATCTATGTTTGAAAAATCAGGTATTGCGCCCGGGAAAAATGAATTAGGTTCAGGCATTACAGGTGCTTTTATTGGATCTCCAACTGGCATCCTTGTTACTCTGCCTTCTAACATATCGCCTATGCTCATTCCCGGACCACGAGGTCCATCTGGTACTGGCATAGTTGTGAATCTTGGTTCGTCCACAGGCATAGGCCCCATTGGAGGAAGATCTCTAGGATCAGGCAAGAAACTTTCAATTGGCTCTGGTTCACCCATTTCCATTCTGTCTCTATATTGATTCATGATGTCATCGTAATCAATGTTTGAGAAGTCAGGAAGATTGCTGAAATCTAAGTCTCTTATAAAATCTGGTATCCCCGGAAAAGGACCGCCTGGTACGTATGGATCTACATCACCGGGCATTGGAGCAGTTGGTTCTGCAGGGCCAGGCACTTGACCTTCAAGCTCTGCAATGCGATCCATCATTTCTTGGAATCTTGCATCTTGAGCTGCTTGCTCTTCAGCTCGCTGTGCCATCTCAGCTTCTCTCATTGGAGCTTGAATGGCTTCGTATTGTTGTTGGTACTGCTGACCCATAGGGCTTTGCATTTGTCTCATGAACTGATCGCCAATTGGATCTGGCGCTCTGTCAGTTGGCATGAAAGCTTGCGTCGGTTGTGGTGGGGCATTGTAGCCATCAGGAGTAAAGTAAGCTGGGCCACCTACAACTGCTGTAGGTCTTCCCATAGGATTGGGTTGTGTGGGTCTAGGCATACCAGGTGCTTGAGCATAACCTTGATCATAGCCGGGAACCCTAGAAGGTTGGCCAACCATTTGGTTTTGCACACCTGTTGGTGCAGTTAGAGCGTCACCAATTGCCATTAGGAAATACCGCTAAACTTAGTGCCTCTTAAAGCAGCTCCGCCGCCACGAGATTTACCAGCGCCATAAGGCTTAGGAGCGCCGGGATTTGCAACCTTTTCAGGTGTCGCATACTTAACAGTTCCTTGATCTTTAATGCTTACGCTTGGTTTAGCGCCTTTTACTTTTTCCATTTTTTTTACCTTTATTTTTTCTTGCTTCTTGTAGAGCAATCGCAATGGCAGTTTTTGGTTTCTTACCGCTGCGTGTTAATTCACTTATGTTAGCAGAAATTGTCTTTCTACTGCTACCTTTTTTTAAAGGCATTATTTTTTCTTATCTACCTTGGTCTTAATCTTAAGGACAGCTTTAGATTTTTTAGCTTTGGACTTAACTTCTTTGGTTGCTTTCGCAAGGACTTCGTTAGCCTCTTTGTCAACTTCCTTGGCGATTTTGTCGATGTCGATATCTGCATTCGCATGGATGATCGGTTGATTGCCATTGTTTTTTTCCTCTTCTAATTTCATTGCAGCTTTATTTACTGCTGTCATTTTTTGTCTTACTGAACTCATCTGTTACCTCGCATGATATCCATTCTTTTAAATTGTGCTGATTGATCGATTCTTTCACGAGCAATGTTGTCTTTCATCATAGCAATTTCTTTTTGAATTTGTAACCGCTGTTCTGCCAGCTGATTATTTTGCATAGACTTCATTGCATCAAACTGTTGACGTTGAGCAAATTCTTCTCGCTTGCGTTGTACATCGTCTGCTTTAATGTCTAGCTCTTTGCCTCTTAGCTCTACCAATGGATCTGGCATTGGAGGTTGTGGCATAAACATTTGATTAACTTGTTCGGTCAACTGAGAAACCACTGCTGATACGTCACGGGCCACAGAGTCTTGTAATTGTTGTTGGTAACCCATAGAGACTTCTGGTGGCAACTGTTGTATTTGTTGCATCATCATTTGGAACTCAGGGTTCTGTGCGTTTTGTTGATCCACTATTTCAGCTGCTCTAAAAGATACATGCTGATAAATATGTGCTTGGATAAGAGATAAAACTGCTGGATTTGCTTGAGCAGTAATAGTGCCATACAAAGACATATGTGAATTAATGTGTGCATCATGGTCTTGTCCCATAAATGCTTGTTGTGGCATCCCTGTAATTAGCCCTGCGTTCTCACTCGCTGGATCCATAGGTTGTGGCTGAGGAGGAGGAGGCAATAGTTTTTCAACGTCTTGAACTCCCATGGCTGAGTACATGCGTCTGTAAGCTTCGTATATACCATTAGGTCCATGAATCTCAGGATTGCTCTGAACAGTTCTCAAGAGTTCTTGGGCGAGCATCACTCGCTGACTCATAGAGAAAGTGTTCGGATCTGAGATTGGTAAAACGTCTACACGTTGGTCAAAGTCCAAAGCCTTAATGGTTTGATTGCCATTAGCGGTGTTATAAGGATAAGACGGTGGCAGATATTCAGAGAATACTTTTGCAAGTATTTCAAATTCAATCCTTTGAGATGCGTGCAATCTTTTGTGGATTGCAGACATAACTCGTGTGCCACGTTCTAGTAGAGCAACTGTTGTACCGACTGGCGCATTTTGGTTGCCATCACCAATTTGAGTATCTGCGATAGATGCGAAACGCCTCCCACTGTCGACCAAGATCCCTAGGAGAGAGAGAAGGGTTTGACTTGGCTCCTTAAAAGGTAACGGTACAAAAGCGTCTCGCAAACTACCACCGGGTGCGTCCATGTCTCTGAACTCACCAGGCTGTAAGGGTTGATCGTCATTGCGAATACGAATTCCACGAGCCTTAAAGCCAGCTGGTAAATTGCTTAATGTACCAGCGTCAATAAGTTGACGTAGAATTGAGGTTGAGGCTTTAGATAAGCCTCCGATCATATGAGTTAAACCAAAGCCATAGAATCCTAGGCCTGGCAAGAATTTGTAATGCACAAAGTAATTGATGCGCTGTTTGAGCTGATCATCTTCTTTGTAGTTTCTTCGAATAGATAACACTTTGCCATTAGCAATGGTGACGATGTAAGGCAACTTAATGCCTGTCTCTTCGCCTTCAGCATTCATATCTTCAAAGCCTTCGATGTCTAGCTCAACGTGTGACTCGTATACTTGACACATGTCATTGTTGTCATAGCCAGGCTCAACGCCTTGAATGCTATCAATCTCTTCTTGGATTTCGTCCATCTCATTTGGAGTGACGTTGCCATAATCTAAATCTACATCACGATAAAAACCGATTTGTTGCAGCTTGCGTATTTCATTCATCGACATGTTAATCACATGAGTGATACGAGTCGCGCTGTGTAAGTCAGTTGCTCCGTAAGGAACAATCAAGTCTTCACTTGGAATGAACTTAGAAACTGCTCTGCCTAAGTTTTGATCGTAATATACTTTTCTAAATGCTGAACCACTTAATGGTAGATAGAACAACATTTGGTCTGTCTCAGAGTCGTACTCACGCATGACTTGCATAAGCTGATAGTTCATGAACTCTTGTACGCGAGATGCTTGTTGTTCTGTCTCAGGTGTAGTCATGCCAATAACTTGTGTTTTGACTGGACCCTGAGAAGGTAATAGCTCATTGTACGCTTGAGCTTGGAACTGAGTAACTGACTCAGCAAGGAGTGGATGCATAACACCAGAAGCTCCCTCAAATGGCTGGGATCTTTCTTCGTACTTCATGCCAAGATACTCTAAGCCTTCGCGATAGGTTTTCTCCCAATCGCTGCGTGACTCTTTATCAGAATCAATGCTTCCCATCAAATCATTCTTGATGGATGCTAGGTCTCCGTTATCAAGAGCATCGGCTAGGTTATCGTAAAAGTCTGTTTCTTCTAGTGGGGGTGTTGGCATACCAAAAGCAATGTTGCCATCTTCTAGTTGCTCGAAGTTATCGAAGTCTGCATCTTCTTCAGTTACATCAACTTCAACTTCTAGCTCCATGTCTTTGGATCTATCTCGCACCTCAAGCTCCATCTGCTCTTCTATGGTGATTGCTTTATCTATTGTTGCCATCTATTTTCCTGTCAATGCTTTACCAAATCCTTTAATAGCTATACCGCCACCTTTCATTTTCTTGATAGGTTTAACTGATCCAGCTTTGCCCATCTTTTTATCTATGGCTGCCTGTATCTTAGGGTCTTTTGATTTAAAAACAATCCTTCCAGTTTTAATCCCTTTGCTAAAGCTAGGAGAAAAATCATCTGACTCTAATAAATCTTGAGTAAATTTTTCTTTTCTTTTTTCAAACTCAGCGTTCTTTTTTATTTTTTCTGCAATTTTTTTTGAGGCTTTTTTAACACCTTTTTTAATAATCTTTTTTGGCACAATTTATCTTTTGCCTTTCATGTAAGCTTTGCCGTAACCTTTGGTGGCTGCTCCACATGCTTTAGTTTTAACAGATCCACCAGATTTGTATCCTTTAGCTTTCATCATGCCGCCATCCATTTTTTTTGCAGGCTTTCTGATAAAGTCAATCGCGCCTTTGTCACCACCAAACTTCTTGTCTTTACCAAGAAGAACTTTCTTAGCTTTTTGACCCAATCTATTTAATGGGCCTCTGGCTTTTCCGCCACGCTTGTTGTAAGCCGCTAGTTCGTTAGAATCGTAACCTTTCTTTTTGAGGTCAGTCTTAGTAACAGCCACATACTTCTTGCCATCGTGAGTGAAGTTAGTGCCTTCACCTTTTGCGCGAGCTTCTTTAAAAGCTTCAGCAAATGTTTTCTTTTTAGGTGCTGCTGGTTTCTTTTTGTTTAAAGTTCCAATTGCTGCAGCTGATGCTACACCTGCTGTACCAACAGCTCTTTTTGTACCTGTTGGTAAAGTTTTCTTTACAGCTGAAGCACCAGGTCCTGCGGTTATGCCTGTTGCCTTTGCTCTTTTACTGGCTGCTGTTTTGTTGGCTGCTGTTATTTTGCTTCTTTCTGATTGAATGGGAGCTTCGCTGCGCTTGGTTGTTTTTGGTTTTTTAGCTCTGGTTGTTTTAGCCTTGGCTGCTTTTAAATCTTTTACAGGATCTATTTTAGCTTTGCCAGATCTTAAGCCTCTGCCTATTTTTTTAACGCCAGCCTTAACTGCTTTTCCTGCTGCTTTCCTTACCATGATTATTACCTCTAATAATATATTCGTTGTCGGGGGATTGGTTCTTCATCTTCTTCATCTGAATCCAATCTTACAAAGTTACCCTGACGAAATCTTAGTATAGCCTGTGTTGTCGAATCTACAAAGTCATCATTTTCCC